ATAGTGAAGAAAAAGAATATCAACCTGGTGACTCAAAAGGATCTGTTAAAAGTTATTTATCATTTAAAGAAATACCTTTTACTGCTCTTCAAGAAGATTGGTACATACTAGGTCGTATTAATGAAACTGTAAATGAACTTAGGATGTTAGCTAAGGATGCAGGTCTATACTACAAAGATAATAAAGGCACAAAATGTTTTGATCAAAAACAATGGGAAGCCATAAAAGCTTGGACAATAATTTCTAATAATAAAAAGATAGACAAAAGAGCAGCACGTAACATGGTTAAGTATATAAGAGAACTTGAAGATCCTGCATATAGATTAGATAAATTTTGGAGGAATGAACCAGATCTAAAAGAATATGATTTTCAAACTTTAAAAGAGTGGTGTGGATTAACATTAGAAGACAAACAAAAAAATAAACCTTGGTTTTGGATACTTAGAAGAAACTTTAAACCAAAACAAACAAGACATTTTATTAGATTGCTTAGAAGATATGGACAAAAAGAATTAGATAAAGATCCTCTTATTACAATTGATACAATACATAGTGTCAAAGGTGGTGAAGCTAATCATGTGGTTTTGTATAGTAAAGGTAATTACCCATCTGATTATGAAAATAAAAACAAACAAGAAAAAAGTGATGAACGTAAAGTATGGTATACCGGTGCAACAAGAGCAAGAAAAACTTTACATTTACTTAGAACAGATTATAAGTTCAATTACCCAATAGGTTCAGATTATTTAATTTATGTCCAGGAGAAAAATGACAAATAAAGATATGTTTGAAGAAGCCTTTCCAGATGACAAACAAGTTGGTGGATCTCATTACAAAGATAATTTTAATATTCAACCATGGACTTTTATAAGAAAGAATGGCCTCAATCCGTTCCAAGCAAATGTTATTAAATATGTATGTAGATATTTATTTAAAGGTAAAACAATTGAAGATATAAATAAAATTATTCATTATTGTGAGTTAGAGAAACAACATTTACAGACAGTATCGTACGATAAAAAATGGAAAAGAAAATGAACGGACTACAACTTACGTTGACTTTTAAAAAATCTATGTGGAACACACCCTCAGAATACAAAGATCTATCTGATGCTAAAGAAATTGCAATTGACTTAGAAACTAGAGACGATGGTATAAACGAAAAACTTGGAGCTGGTTGGGCTTTAGGTAAAGGAGAGATTGTAGGATTTGCAGTAGCCGTTGATGGATGGCAGGGATACTTTCCGTTTGGTCATTTGGGTGGTGGTAATATGATACCAGAACAAGTTAAAGCTTATATGAAAAAAGTTTGTAGCTTACCTTGTCCAAAAATATTTCATAATGCTCAGTATGATGTAGGATGGTTGGAAGCTTCTGGGATCACGGTCAACGGATCAATTGTAGATACTATGATAGCTGCAGCACTAATAGATGAGAATAGATTTCAATATAATTTAAATAGTTTATCAGTTGATTATCTAGGTGAAATAAAAGCAGAAACAGATTTAAGAGAAGCTGCCGCAGCTCATGGTATAGATCCTAAAGCAGAGATGTGGAAGTTACCGGCAGAACATGTTGGATACTATGCAGAGCAAGATGCAGTTCTAACATTAAAGTTATGGCAAAGATTTAAACAAGAAATAAGAACTCAAAGTCTTGAAACAATTTGGGATCTAGAACAACAACTAATTCCTGTGTTGATAAAAATGCGTCAACGAGGAGTGAGAGTCCAAGTGGAATTAGCTGAACAATTAAAAAAACAAATGTTGACCCAAGAGAAAGAAACACTATTGGCCATAAAAAAAGAATCAGGAATAGAAGTAGACATTTGGGCATCACGCCAGATTGCCAAAGCTTTCGACAAAAAGAAATTAGATTATCCACGAACTGAAAAAACAAAAGAGCCTTCCTTTACACAAAATTGGTTAATAAATAACAAACATAAACTAGCGCAATTGATTGTGCAAGCCAGAGAGATAAATAAATTTCATAGTACCTTCTTATCATCGATCCTAAGATACCAGGTCAACGGCAGGATACATGGAGAAATACAACAACTAAGATCAGATTCTGGAGGGACGGTATCTGGTAGACTAAGTATGAGTAACCCAAACTTACAACAAGTGCCAGCTAGGAATAAAGATTTTGGTCCCAAGATACGTGCATTATTTATACCGGAAGAGGGTTATCAATGGGGTAGTTTTGACTATTCGCAACAAGAACCACGAATGACGGTGCACTATGCAGCATCAGTTGGTGATAGTGGTTATGAAGGTTCACAAGAATTAGTGGATGCTTATAAGGATAACAAAGCTGACTTTCATCAAACAGTAGCAGACCTTGTTGGTATTGAAAGAACTCAAGCTAAAACAATTGGCTTGGGTATTATGTATGGTATGGGTAAAAATAAATTAGCATTATCTTTAGGAGTTACCAAGGATGAAGCAGACGAATTAATAATTAAATATAATAAAAAAGTTCCATTTATAAAACAATTATCTGACAGATGTAAATTAGCAGCAGATGAAAAAGGGGTTATTAGAACTAAGAAGGGTAGAAAATGTAGATTTGATAAGTGGGAAACAAGAGACTTTGGACTACACCAAGCAGAGTCTTTTGATAATGCAGTTGCCAAGTACGGTAAAAATAATATTAAAAGAGCATATACTTATAAAGCTTTAAATAGATTGATCCAAGGATCTTCAGCTGATCAAACAAAACAATCAATGTTAGATTGTTATAAAGCTGGTCATCTACCTATGTTACAAATTCATGATGAACTTTGTTTTAATATTAAAGATGAAGCACATAAGAATGAAATAAAAAAAATTATGGAAGAGGCAATAGAATTTAAAGTGCCCTCAGTAGTTGATGTAGGTTTAGGTAAAAGTTGGGGTGATGCTAAGTAGAAATTTACCACATAATAACAAAGATTTAATTGCTTATGCAGCAGGTTTATTTGACGGTGAGGGTAACATTAATTATGCTCAGTACAAATGTAATAAGGGGAACGGTAAGACTTATTTAAAATGGAATGTTGCTATGGAAATAGCAATGACAGATTTAGATTGTATTAAAAATTTTTATGATATTGTAAAAGTTGGTAGTATTCATTTTAAGGGTATAGGTAAAGGTTCATTAGGTAAAACTAATCAATGGCGTTGGAGATGCTCACATCAAAAAGCATTACATTTAGCAAAATTGTTTATACCTTATTCTACTGTTAAAAGAAAAAAATTATTAAAAATTATAAACCATTATGAGTTTATTAAGCCGAAAGAATCCCTAGGAAAAAAGTTTGGTTTTTAAATTTTTAAAACTTAGCCTGTTGCAGCTAAGAGTTCTTGAACATCTTGATGCTTTAATTCATTTCTAAGAGATTTAATTTCTCTCTCAGTTTTAAGCATATCAGTAGTACATATTCCTTTTGTCATAAGACTAGCTGACCAAGTATGCTCTTTTTCTTGAAGTTTTTTTAACAACTCCAATTTTTCTTTACTTAACATCTACGATCTCCTCGTATGTTATGTGGGGTCTAGTATTACCCGTAAAGCCATCGTTGATAACTTCAACGGTACCGTTCTCCACGTTATCAGACACCTTCAATATCGCTTCTTTGCAATCGGTTGCTTCAACTACTTGGTCTACTTGCAAACCTCCCATATATGCTTTGATACGATAAGCTGTCATAGGATATTATAAGATATTTCGAAGGTTTGGTCAATATCAAGCCCTTCACTGTCAATAGCATAACAAAATACGTTATAAGAGGCCATAGAACCCCCTAATTCTTCGATTTTACGTTTTTGAGCTGTTCCTATGGCTCGAGCCATAGATCTGCATTCTGTGGCATCTGAGAGGTTATCTCTGAGGTATTGACCACACTTTGTTTCTCCATTTGGATAAGTTAAACAAAATGACGTTAACAATATAAATTTTAACATATATTGTAATTACTGATTTTTAATAGGTTGTCAAATAGTCTGATTTTCTTTACATGAAAATACAATGTAGGCTCGGTATTCATCAATAAATTCATCACTAAAATTGGTCATAAGTTCTGACGAATATTCATAACCATATCTAGCGCAACCATGATATGTTTTAAATTCAGTATATTCAGGCTCAAAAGGTCTACAGTCATTACCTGAAACATTGCTGCATAATAGCATTACTAAAATAAATTTTGACATTGACTTTTATTTATATCCCATGTATTTAAGATAGCATATAATGAACAAACAAACAATAGGAGACAAGATGATAAGAAGAAAACGAAGAGACAAAGAACACATAGCAATACGTAAAAAAAATAATTTTGAAGATCGTTATGCTAAAGGTATTCATTTTGATATTAGATCAAAAGGATGTTGTTTTATAACAATGCAAACTCATGCAGGACCACTAGAAGTTTATATAGATTCTATGGATGGATTAGATGATGCACCATTAGTAAAAGCATTTATACCAGGTAGAAGACCAAAGGAGGTTTTTGTAAAATGACAATTCAACAAAGCAGAGATATTATTAAAGAAGTTAATCAAGGTATCGAAGAATTAGGTAAAGAGGTACTTGAATTAAGAAAAGAAAATAAAGAACTAAGAAAAATTTGTGGGCTTCAAAAAATTGAAGTGCCCTTAGTTTTAACTGAAGATATGGAGATTAAAGATGGACACGAGTAAATGGAAATCAGTAGCTATTAAAAAATCAGATTATGATTTGTTAACGGGACTATGTAAAGAAAAATTTAGACCACCAGGAGCCATGATCTCTAAAATTTTAAGTGACTACATAGATCATATTGCAAGAAAAAATAAAATTCCTAATGCAACTTTTAGAACGAAACTTTTAAACGGTAGTTCAGATGGATCCAAAAAAAATAAAGGGTAAAGAGTTTTTTACAATCGAATTAGATTTAGAAAACAATAATGTTACATTATATGTAAACGGGGAAATGAGGAATAAGATACATACGGTCAAAGCAGAAAATTCTTTTGACCGTATGCTTAAAATAGCCAAATTAAAATTTCTTAAAATGCGTGATCAAGTTGAAAACTAAACTTAAGGTCTTAGATTTATTTAGTGGGATTGGAGGCTTTAGTTTAGGTCTTCACTCCACTGATATATTTGATACAGTTAAGTTTGTAGAGTTTGATGAATTTTGTCAAAAAGTTTTAAAAAAAAATTTTCCAAACATACCAATTGAAGGAGATATAAAAAATGTCAAAGGAACAGAATTCGAAGCAGATGTCATTGTTGGAGGATTCCCCTGTCAACCGTTCAGTGTTGCAGGAAAACAAAAAGGGAGAGATGACAACAGATATCTCTGGCCAGAAATGTTTAGACTCATTAAAGAAATCAAACCCGAGTTCGTTATTGGAGAGAATGTGCAAGGACTTGTTAACCTCCAAAACGGCATGGTCCTCAGACAGGTGCAAGATGACTTGGAAGGTGAAGGTTTCGAAGTCCAATGTTTCCTTATACCAGCTTCAGGCATCGGTGCTTGGCACCAAAGATTTAGAGTCTGGATTGTGGGCCACTCCAAACACAATGGATTACTTGCCGCCGAGAAGCGCAGCAGGGACAAAAAAATTAATGGAGGGACACAGGAAGGGCAGAACCAAACCATCGAATCTGAGAGAGCAAG